TGAATCTGAAGGTTTTATGACCCAACTTAGGATTAAATTAGAAAACAATATAACTTTAGAAAAGTTGTGTAAAGTTATTGGCCTAGATAATTATATTCAAGCAAATAATAATAATGTTTTGGAAACACGTCTAAAAAATAAAAAAGTATTTGCAGATGTGTTTGAAGCTTTTATAGCAGCATTAATGTTTGATATAGGATATGATTCTTGCAAAAAATTTCTTTTTAATTTAATAGAAGAAGAAAACGATTTTTCAGATCTTCTTAGCACAGAAACGGATTACAAAACAAGATTACTCCAATATTGTCATAAAATGAAATGGTCAGACCCTGTTTATGATATTGTTTCAATTAATGGAAATAAAGGTGAACATAATTTTGTTGTTAAAGTTACATCTTTTTGTAAATCTTCTCAATATACAAATGATAAAGACACTAAAAATTTACAAACTTTAGATAATGCTGAAAATACTCTACATGTTAAAATAAATGAAATTGGTCATGGTTGTAATAAAAAAAATGCACAACAACAAGCCGCACATAATGCATTACATTATCTTGGAATTATGGTTTAATATCAATATGGGGAAAATATTTGATAAAATTTAAGGTAATATACTTTCGTAAATTTGTTATGAATTGCTTAAACTAAAGTATTTTAGAAATTTTTTATAATGTCGCACGTGTTCTACGATAATTCAAGTGACAACCTTTTTATGTTGTTACGTAGTATAGATTTTGGTGTGTTATTTAATTACATTAGTTCTACAGAATAAAACAAAAAAATTTACAAATGTATAGATATACTAGATAAGGATGACTGATTACGAAAAAGCAAGTAAGGAATTTAAGAATAAATATATTGATCTCAAAACAAATGGTCGTCTATTTCCATCTTGGGTTCTTAAAAATTTTAAAGAGTTTCAACTGCCTGAAATACTAAGAGGTGATTCTGATCCATGTAATCCAAAAATAAGTGAAGAAGACAGTATCAAAACTGCGACACACAAATTGCGTGATTTTCAAATATTTATGTCACGATATCTTGATTATATGAGTCCATTCAAAGATGCTTTAATTTATCATGGTTTAGGGTCAGGAAAAACAGCTACTACTATTAATATTTACAATGTACTTTACAGTTATACACCTGGTTGGAATGTATTCTTGTTAATTAAAGCATCTTTGAAAAAAACTTGGTTAGATGAATTAGATATATGGTTGAAACAAGAAGACAAAGTACATATGATGAAGAATATAATATTTGTAAATTATGATTCTCCATATGCGGATCGTGATTTCTTAAATGCTGTGAGAAATGCTGATAGTTCAAAAAAGTCAATGTATGTAATAGAAGAAGCACATAATTTTATTCGTAATGTTTATGGTAATGTTACATCACAAGGAGCAAGTAAAAAGGCGCAAACAATTTATGATTATATTATTCAAGATAAAAAAGAAAATCCAGATACAAGAGTAATTTTATTATCGGGAACACCAGCAATTAATAATCCTTTTGAACTTGCGCTTATGTTTAATTTACTTCGTTTGAATATTTTTCCTAAAAACGAGAACGAATTTAATCAAATGTTTATTTCGAGAACAGGATATGAAGTCATTAATAAAAGAAATAAAAATCTTTTTATGAGAAGAATAATGGGTTTAGTTTCGTATTATGCTGGTACTACTCCTGATTATTTTGCTACTAAACACATTAAACATATTGATAATGTTATGAGTGAATATCATGAACAAATTTATAATGGTTATGAAGATATTGAACGTAAAATGGCAGAAAGGAACAGGGATACACAAGGATCAAATTCATCTTATATGTCTTATACTCGTCAAGCATCTAACTTTGTGTTTCCATTCATTGATCAAAAAGTTAATGGAGAAAATAGACCACGACCTGGTAAATTTAGAATTTCGGAACGTGACGCAGAGAAACTTCTACAAGGTAAAGCAGATTTAAAGCAAGAAAAAACAAGTGATAAATTCTTAAATGTAATAAAATATAAAGAAACTCTTGATTTATATATTGCCGCAACAACTAATTATTTTGAAAATTTTAATAAAGAAGATATAAAAGCTGGATATACTATTTTTGATGATATTAATACATTTAAAACAAAATATAATGGAAAATATAATAAATTTTTGAACAATGAAAAGAAAAAATCATCATTATTTACCGCTTTATATACATGTAGCTCTAAAATGATAAATATGGCATTTAATATTATGAATTCAAAAGGTCCAACAATCGTTTATTCAAATTACGTTTATATGGAAGGAATACAAATTTTTAAAATGTATCTAGACTTTTTCGGTTTTTACAATTACATGACTAATAATTTTACAGCAATAGAAGGCAAATTAGGATATGTAGAATATCATGGTGGTATTGAGAGAGAAGATAGAGGTAGAGCAATGGACGCTTACAACCAAAAAGGAAATATTTATGGTAATATAATTAGAGTTATCCTGATTAGTCAAGCAGGTGCTGAAGGTCTTAGTTTATTAAATACAAGGCAAGTTCATGTTATGGAAATGTATTGGAATGTTGTAAGAATTCAACAACTTATTGGTCGTGGTATACGTACTTGTTCACATAAAGATTTACCTATGGAGGAAAGATATGTTGATGTTTATATGTACAGGTCTGTTAAAAAAGATCCAAATCAAATTACAACAGATGTATTTATTGACAATCTTGCAAGAAGAAAAGCTGGATTAATAGATTCGTTTTTATCTGTACTCAAGGAAGTTGCAATTGATTGTAAACTTTTTGAAAAACAAAATATGCTTGTTGATCAATATAAATGTTTTCAATTTGATGAGCCTTCACTCTTTTCTAGCTCAATCGGTATGGCGTATAAAGACGATTTGCAAGATGATGTAAAAATAGATAATGGTCTTTATAGTAAGAAATCTGTTGTATTGACAATTAAAGTGATGGAAATTATGGCTGTAATCCTTAAATCTAAACCTGACGAAGAGCTAAGATATTCTAAACCTAAGAAATACTTGTATTATGAGAAAACAGGAGTAGTTTATGACTTCCAGCTTCACTACCCCATCGGAAAAATTCAACTTGATAATAGTGGTTTTCCAGTCAAACTCGACAAAACCACATTCGTTATCGATCAAGTTATACCTATCCCTAAGATTACAAAATAAAAATGTTGTTGTATAAAATCTTACTATTTTTGTAAATTATATTTTAAAATGTTCCATTGTTCTATTTTATTAGTGAAATTATTGACAAGTTATTTTTAAAACATAATTTACAAACTACAGCTAATCCAACACAAATGAAAGATTTTTAATACGGAATGTTTTTTTATTTTTATTTGCTCATCCTGAGCTGGTATTTCTCCTTTATTTTTTATATGTTATTTGTAATATGTTAACTTTTATTTTTTGTAACTTGCATATTTTTAGTCCTAATTAATAATTTATAATGTTGATAGAATACTTCAAATTCTGACTAGAGGATAATTATTTTATTGTGGGAAAAGCTTAGTTTTGATGTTAAATCAAGATTAATTATACCTAACAAAAAAATGATATTATTATCTATGATCGCGACAAAATAATACAATACTCTATTAACCAACCAAAATGTACCCAGATTTAATGTTAACGATTGAAGAAATTCCTGAATTTAATGATCTATTTAAAAAAGCGAGTCTAATAAATAACAATATTAATTACAATATTGGTTGTATTGAACCAGGATTTTATTATACAGATGAAGAATTACATAAAATAACAGAAAAAGGAGGTATAGGTTGGGTTGGGTCAGGAATTAAAAAAATATGTGCTGGTGCTCATTGTCTAGAATTAATGATTGACACAAGCAAAGAAATTATTGACAAGTTGGTTTCAGAACATAATTTACAAACTAAAAGAAAAGGAAGAAGCACAATGTCTAACACTGGTGGTATGTTTTGTTCTGTTAATAGACAAGAAACAATCTTGGAAACAAAAACTAAAATTATTCCAAAAAAAATCATAAAAGGAAAATATTATGACATTGTCCTTAATGCTATCAGAAAAACCAAACCTAAATACACTGAAAAAGAACTTATTGATGAACGTCAAGTTGATGGGTATACAATTTTCAACACAAATGTTGTGGATGATATTATTGAAGAACACACCAAAACTGAATATGTTTATGGAAAACCAAAGTTTTTTCTCAGAATAGGAGTTGTAACAAAGAATATTGAAAATAATGTCGATAAAATACTTGATATAATTCGTTCTTACACAAAATTGCAAAACATTGATGATAATTCAAATGTGAATATTCAATAATTATTTTATCGTGGAAAGCTTGGTTTAGTTGCTAAATCTGGGTTAATAACACCAATTATAAAAGTCAAATAAATATTTGGCAACTCACAATCTTCATTAGGAACAGGAACTAAAGGAACTCCATAACTATCATACACTTTAATTGTAAACTGATGAATTCTGGTTAAATTATTTTTTTTATACATTTTTGTACCATTATAGCACTGACCTGAATAGTATTTTAACATTCTACTATCCGGCACAACTATACAAAAAGCACCAGATACACTGTTATTTCTATTATCAGAAGTAGAATATGTCATCCTTTGATTTGTTTCGAGTTCTTGTATTTCGACCATTATAAATCTGTCTTCTTGTAAAATTTTCATATGTGGTTTTCCACAACATGATTTACAAGAACTTGGACATTCAACATAAATCACGTTAGGTAAAATAACAGTTTCTAATCTTACATATTGCACATTATCTAAAGGAAAATTAATTTTAGTGTCATCAAAGTAATCACCATTATTAAATTTTACTACAAAATGAAATGGATTAGGATATTTATTACGTTTACGATCAAAACTATCAATATTAATGCGATATTCAACAACATTTTCAACTAATACATTTTCACTAATATTATTATGAAGCATATTATTTTGGTTAGTAAAACTCATAGGTTCAATGAGCGGACCATTTGGAGTGAAAACCTTATTATAATTATTCATTGAGTAATCATTGTTTCCAGGATTACTATTGTAACTTGTATTAACTGCGCTTAATTCGTTTAAAGATCTGCGAACATTTGTATTATTAAACTCGCATCCTGAAAAAGATGGACAAACCGGTTTGCGATTATACATTATTATACTTTTACAATAACATAATAATAACATAATAATAACTTAATAATAACATAACAATGCTACAAATTATGGTTATTTATTTCGTTAAGTTCAAATAACAAATATAGAAATATAATAGATTTGTATACATCATTAATAAAAAACTATGGAAGAATTATTTAATTCTGCCAATAATATCCAAAGATGTTATGCACAGTTAGAATCACAACTTGGAATAGCAAATAAATCACCAGAAACGAAAGCTAAAATTAAATTTATCCTTATTGAGCAAATGAAACTGACATACCAAAAGTTCTCAAAAATGCAAAATCAAATGTCAAGTAATGATTTTATTGATCGTCTTAATAAAAAAAGTGTCGAATATGCATTTGAACGTATTCTTGAATTGCATAAAAGAAGACAATACGCAGATTCTAATCATAGCGAAAATAGAAGTAATAACAATAGTAATAAAAGAGATAAAAATAGCCAGTTTGCCAAAAGATCTAATGAAACAAGTAATGGAATGTTAGTTACGACAAGTTCAGGTATTGCTGGATATGCTGATCCATTAACTAATATGAATTGCAATGATAAAGGCACATATTTTTATAATGCAAGTGGACAAATTGTTAAAAATATTCCAGATACTAACGAAAATATGTTTGGTGATAAGGACTTGAATGATGAATATGAATATCGTATGCGTGCCTACAAAAATCAAGATCCTATACCAACTACAATGCCAACCCAATTAATACCATCTAATAATTCAAATGTCAAAAAAATGGGAAGCTTACAATCTCAAAGAGAAGATTCATTCATTGATAAATTAAAAAACATATCACCCGATAAACGCAAACACATACTTGATATTCTAGAAGGACAAAATACAAATTCAAACCAAGATAACAAAGTATCAAGATCGGAAAAATGGACACAAGAAGATATCAGTTCACAAATGTCTGGAGCTAAACCTAAAGTTTTAGAATTTGATCAAACTGCTATCCTAGGAACTAATACTATCCAAATATCAAATCATACTCAAGGTCATACACAAAGTCTCGAAAATAACTACGAATCACAAGATGCTAATTCAACACTATTGCCACAACAAATACAACCACCTGAAATTGAAGAAGACTATTCAAAAGTACTAGAACGAAAATTACGAGAACGTGAAACTTTTGATATACATCATTTTGATAAAAATACTTTAGCTAATACTACTACAACTACCACTACAAATTCACCCTCAAGGTCTTTTCAAGTTCGTGAACTTACTCCGACCTTACCACCAGCTTTTACAACACCAATATCTGAATTATCAACTTCCCCACAATCAAATAATATTAATGAAGTAACACTTGGTACTTATCTTAAAACATTAAATCTAAATCCAAATAAAAATGAAGCGGACTCGCATATTAAAAGAAATTCACAAACTAGTAATTCTAACATACATGCTAAAGATACCAAAATAAATAGTAATAAGAAAAAAGAAAAAAAACATACAAAAAAATCCGATAAAAATAGTAACAAAAAAAATAAAACAAATGTCAATGATTTAGGAATAAGTTTGGAAGAATTACAACTTTTATTACAAATAGTTGCTATGAATGTTGAGGCTGATGATGATGATGATGAAAATGAACATAGTAGTAAAAAAAATACAAAAAGTAAAAACAAAAATACAAAAAATAAAAACAAAAATAAAAAAAAAACAAAAGAGAAAGAGAAAGAGAAAGAGAAAGATAAAGAGAAAAAGAAAGACAAGTTAAAAATTAAACACAAAAAAACAAATAATAGCGACAAAGAAAATACAAAAAAAAAGAATGAAAAAACAGAGATACCTAAACAATTATCTTTGCAAACCATAACGATTAAGGATCAAGAGATTACAGCAAACTTATCACAACAACAAGAATTACCACAACAACAAATAGAACAACAACAAGAATTACGACAACAAGAATCACAACAAGAATTTGAACAAGTAAATATTTTAAACAAAGCTATTATTGGTCCGATTTCTACTACTATTAGTGAAACTGATAATACAAATATTAATGTGTATGAAATGAATAAAAAAGAAATTCACGACGAATTGTTTCAAGATGCAGTGGATATTATAATAAATTCTGAACATTATGCAATGCCGAATCATTATAATGATTATTTGGCTGTATTGTCAGAACCAATAAATAATATTAATAAAATAGAAATAACAAAATTAAATTTGCCAATAAACAAAAATAACATTGATTCACATAATAATAATTTAAAACTTACATCAAGTGATGTACAATACAAGATACAAGTTCCAAATGGGCTTTATGATGTTGATAGTTTGATTGATAAAATTAATGAATTATTAACAAATCAAGGAACAAAAAGTGAAGTAATTAAAACAACGGAAGGATATATTATGATAAAAAGTGAAATAATGTTTGAACTGAATTCAAATGAAACAGGAAGTATTTTGAGAACACTTGGATTTACGAGAAGTTGTTACAAAAATCGCAATAATTATTTATCGAATAAGAAGTGTAAATTATCAACAAGTAATATTGCGTATTTATATTTCCCAGATATATTTTTTAAAGAAAATATAGCGACAATAGATATGACATCGGGTTCATTTATTCAACATAAAAAATTAGTTAATTTAGATTCATTGGATTGTATCCATATTAGATTTAAGGCTAATGTGTCATTTGAAGATGAAGCTTTATATGATTTTAAAAACCTTCCACATAGTATTGAATTAAAAGTATTTACAAATCAAAACTAACATTATAGTTAGAATCTTTATTAATTGATAAACATTGAATATTGGTAATTTTTTGAAGAATATTATCATAAACTATATGTTCTGGATCTTTCATTTTTTTTGAGTTTACGATTGTTTCAAGATCTGATATTAATTTTACTTTGAACTCTGAATCGGGCATAAATTCAAAGTATTCCTTTATTTTAATCATTTTGTGTATAGGTGCTAGACGATTCCATTCTCGACTATAAATTATTTTATCTGTTGCAGTAAAAATATTAACCAAGTCTTTTTGTTCCCCTGCCAAATCAAATGCAGCTGCAGCTTCAGTTATTGCATTTTGAATGTTTGTATCAAAATTAAATATTATTTCTTGTAAACAAATAATACGTGCTTTTATATTGTTTATTTCTTCGTTAGTAAGTTTGTTAACTTCAAGAGTATTATTGAGTTCTACAACCGTTTGTAATGTTAATAATTCATTAGCAAATTTATCTTTGTAGTTTTCATTAGTAATTTCTGTTAATTTAACTACTATATCATTCATATTGATTATTGCAATGATTTTACCATAAATAATAGTATATTATCAATTATGTAATCATTTTTTATTGTAAAAAAAGTTTTTTTATTTCATTTGATGATAAATACTTTATTTGCACCATATCTTCATTATTGTAGTCCTTAGTAGGTTTATTAATGTATGTAATATTAATTGTGCCATTATTGTTTTGTGAGCAAATTTCTTTCATCTTGTCAACCATATTGTTGGTTAAGTTTGTTAATAGTTCTAAATTTTTACCTTCAGTTGTGATTCGATATTTTGGAGAATTTGCAACTGTTGTAACTTTTATATCATCAACATTTAATATATTAATAAATTCTAATATTTCTTTCAATTGCGTCACTCCTTTTGTTGTGAATATTATTAATTCTGTTTCAAGACAGTATTGTTTATAAGTAATTCTATTGGAAAAACTTTGCAAAATCCTTTCTTTAAAGTCATTATCATATTCCACAAGTATGCTTGTTGGATTTTCGAGTATTTGATTATAAACTTTTTTAAAAATATTATATTGATTAGTTGTGTTATCATCTGTTTCTAATAATTTTTCATACATATCCCAAAGTATTTGCCTAGCATAATCATATGATTCTGTTTGAGGTTGTAAAATATTAGTTTTAATGTATGAGCGATATAACGCATTAATTTCGTCACAAATTTTATTATTACTAGTTGCATAACGAAATTTTTCTTTTAAAGCATTAGACTCCTCTTCACTAATATGTTTTCGAGATAATAATACTAATTTTTTATTTGTATCAACACTAATAACTCTCATTGGTATTAGATCATTAATTTTAATTCTAAAAATAACTTGTTTTCCTTTTCGACCTTTCTTATTAGCTAATTCGTTACTAGTAGCATAACCAGCAAGGTAATTGTATTCTGGTAACTCAACATTAGTACCCTCTTGTGTTAAATCAATTACTTTGGTCATTACGAAATCATTAACTTCTGGAAAAGGATTTTTATAGTAATGACATATTTGTTCATTATGTTCTTCTATGTCCATTTGTTATATCTTGTATATATACATTATTAATAAATTTTACCAAAGTTAATTTGGAATTCATTTTTTTTTATAAAAAATAAGTAATTATTAGGAGTATAATATTTATTTTTTTAATCATATTTTTCAATAGTTTGAGATTTAAATTTTTCACTTGATATTAACTTCTTGTCAACAGCATAAATATGGACAATAATTATATGTTCACTTTTAACATAAATTTTTTTTTCTATAACATAAATGTTATTTGCGATTTGATTTAATACTTTGATTAAATTGACTACGAAATCAAGCGTTTGATTATATGTATAATAAGCAAAAGGAATTGTATTTTCGAATATGCAACTACCTTTTTCAAGAATATATGAATTCTTGGATGTATTTTCGCTCGTATAAAGTGTCCATTTATCATCATCAAAATATTCACCACCTGCTTTTGGATGATAACGTGCGAATATACTTGATGCGATTGATGCAAAAGTATCTATATCCATATAATCAACAGGTGTGAATTCTAAATTATTAAGAGCATAGGATAATAATATATTATCTAAAATATCATTTGTTACTACTTGTTTAAATATTGACATTTTTTCATCTTGGCTCATAGTGTTAAGATCATTATGAATTATTTGGACTACGTCATCATGTGCAGGCATGAGAGCTATCTTGTTCCTACGATATGTTTTAGTAACGTAGTTAAAGTTTTGATAATTAAGAGATGCATCAACTGTAAATTTGTCAGTTGTCGTAGTTATCATATTTGGTTGAGTCATAAGTATATATATCAACAATATTTTTAAATAAATATAATATTCGCAAAATATTAGTTTAGTTTGTAGACTGCTTTAATTTTAATTATTTCACATCTTATAGATATACTGTTGATTACTATTATCAATGTTACTTAAAAATAAGTATGTTTATGTAACAAGTAACCGAAATGTTCCTGATGTGTTCATTCCAGAACCACCAATAACATATTACCAAATTTGTCAATATCCTGATAGACATACTGGGCGTTATCACATGCGTAAAATTATTTATGGTCCAGATAGTGTTGTCAAAAATATTATAAATTATTATTTGACTCCTGACCAAAAAAACATGTTTTATACATATAAAAAACCATATGAATATAAAGAATATCCAAATTATAGTTTTGAAGAAGTTTCTTTGCCAACTCCTTGGCTATTAAATCAAGCTAGATCAGAGTTATTTAGAGGTAGTGGTTATGGCGCTGATGAGTTCAAAATGATATAAAAATGAAAATATTTTAAATTACTAAAGTATATTTACCTAAATATACGGTTTAATTAATTACAAGCACACAAGATAATCGTAAATAATGCTTTATTTTAAATGCCCAACATGTAAAACAATTCTTGCCGATAAACAAATAATTTATGAAAAAGAATCCGAAAGGATTAAAGAAGACCCTAAACTTACTAATGAGGAAAAGGATGCACTACTTCGTGAGTTGCCTAGAAATCTTAAACTTGTACGATATTGTTGTATGTTCCGTTTAATAACATCTATTGATGATGCTAAAATTCTCGTTTAAAAATAAGCTGTCAGATTAAATATTTATAAGATTTTAAATACCAATAATCTATTTTTTTTTATTTAAATAATTCTACAATTAATAATGTTATACAACTAATTATACTTTACTCAATGAATTCAAGTAACAATTCGAAAGTTCAACTTATCAAACTTGTTCTTAAAACTCACTTTAGTCATAGAAAATACGCAAAAGAAGAATTGCCTAATTTTGTTAATGATGTTATTGCAACTGTTAATGAAGAATGTAAAGATTTCAGTTCAATTGAAAATAACGATATTGTTGATATTTTAGCACTTCATACACATCTTAATAAAGAACAATTATATTTTGTTGATATAACTAGATCACGTGAAAAGTTTATTGAAAAATACACTAAAATGTTTAATGATTTTGTTACAGTGACAACAAACGTTAAACCAACAATTAAGACATCCTCAACTAAATTATCTACACAATCAACTAAATTATCTACACGATCAACTAAATTATCTGCACAATCAACTAAATCATCAGTATCAAAAACCAAAATAAATGAAATTTCTTCTGATTTAGTGAAAAAATCGAGTTCTAGTTTAGTGCGTAAACCAGTATATCCACCTCCTAAATTAACTTATGAGTCAAATGTTAAAACACCATTTTACAATTTTACATATACTGTTAAAAGATGTAGTGCTACAGACGAATATAATGGGCCATACGGAACTCAATGGATTCATGATACACAGGTTGACGATGTATTGACGCCTATTGAGAAAATCAGAATGGAACAATTTAAGAAACTTAGAGCTGTAGTACTCCCTGAACAACGTAGTGAAGAATGGTTTGCAATGCGTAATGGTAAAATTACAGCATCTGATGGTGGTTGTGTTTTAGGGATGAATCATTATGAACCTACATTTAATTTTGTAATTAAAAAGATAGAACCAAGCTTTCAAAATAATATGCATTGCTATCATGGTAAAAAGTATGAACAAATTGCAACATCGATTTATGAATATAGAATGAATGTACATGTTGAGGAATTTGGTCTTATGGGACATCCGGAGTATAATTTTTTGGGTGCAAGTCCAGATGGTATTTGCTCTCCATACAAAAAAGACAAAAAACATTTATCAAAATATGTTGGTAGAATGTTAGAAATTAAATGTCCAGTGACGAGAAAAATTAATAAAAGTGGAGAAATCAAGGATCATATTTGTCCAATTTATTATTGGGTTCAAGTACAATTACAATTAGAATGTTGTGATTTAGATGAATGTGATTTTTGGCAGTGTAGTATTTACGAATATACAAGTCGTAGTGAATATATTCAAGACACTGACCCAAAAGAACCTTTTAGATCTAAAAAAACAGGATATGAAAAAGGTTGTTTGATACAATTATTACCAAAAACTCAAGCAGCCGTAATAGCTCAAAATCCAAAATCGTATTTGGATATTGTTTATGCAGATGCATCATTTATTTATCCTGATAATATTGAAATGAGTCCACCTGAATATGATGAATGGATTCTTAAAACGTTAGAAAATGTTGAAAAAGATCCAAAGTATGCTAATGTGTATGTGGATAGAGTAATTTATTGGAGACTTGCAGAATCAAAAAATGTTTTAATTGAACGTAATAAAGAATGGTTTAATCAACATTTGCCAACATTAAAAAAGGTATGGTCTTATGTTGAATTTTTCCGTCTTGAAAATGGTATGGATTTTTTCAAAATTTTTAATGATTATGTTAGATTAACTACTAAAGGTGTTGATAGACGTGATTTAGAACATTATAATGATTCTATCATGGAAACACTAGACAAAATTTGTAATGGTGAAAAGACTAGTGATGAATATAAAGCTTTTATTAAAGAATTGGTTGAATGTAATGAAAAAAGTAATTCTAATGATACAATCTATACTGATGATGAAAATCAAAACAGTGATGATAATATTGATGAGCAAGAAGTAAATAATTTTGATTTTGATTCTGATTCTGATTCTGATTCCAATGTCAACAATAGTAGTATTAGTAGAATCAATAATAAAAATATAAATAATTATGAATTCGACTCTGATTCTGATTCTGATTGAGCCATAATAAAAATATTTGCATTATTTTTATCTTTTTAATATCTACTAAATTAATATAACTCAAACCTTGCAATGCTAAAATCAAAACCTGATATGATTAGTGGAAGATTAACAGTAAATGATAAATTTCTTCGTAAGGACATACACCTTAAAAACGAAATTGTAGAAAGTAACAAACCGGATAGTCCAGGTAGTGATAATGATGCTGAAGATGGTGATCCATATGATGATAATGTTCAAAATATGTTTAATGATGATCCAGACACTACACTTGTTGGATTAGATGCAACAGCAGGAGGATGTTATCATAAACATAATCATATTTATTATCAAAAAAAATATTTAAAATATAAAAAAAAGTATTTTGATAAAAAAAACGAAATTAAATCTAACTTAAAATAAAATATATCACTTTATAAAATTTTAATTTTATTTTTAAATTTTAATTTTATTTTTAATGAATAAACCATAGTTAATATGTCTATTTTTTTGAAATTTAATAATTTTATAGTATTTTTTGAATGTAAATTGTATGTTTTAAATTTATAATGATATCTGAGTAAGTGAAAATACTTTTTGTTATCTTCACAAATTTTTATATTAATATAAAATCTTTTTTATTTCCAATTCATTAAATGAATCTCACTTGCATATCGAATTAATCAATAATAGTTTGTAACAAATGAAAACTTGTTATAAAAATAAAACATAAAAATGATTTTAATAATTAGAATAATATATTAATGATTAGATTGATATCCTAATAGCTAAATATGAAGTATAAACCTATTAAAAAACAAGTTTGTAAACCAAATTCTATTCTTAATTCTCTGACTAAAACAAATAATACACAAGACAAAACAAATGGTAAAAGTGTGTTAAGTATAAATATGGGCAATGATTATAATGATGAATTAACAGAACTTGAATTATCACAAAAGAATAAGACAAATGCAGAATTAGATAACCCTAAAGGCGCTGAGATTAAAACGTTATCAAGAAAAGAACTTCTTGAGAGAGAAATTATTAGTTTTATAGAAAATGACAAACCATCAAAACCTAAAAAAAATCAGAATTCTGATCAAATAAATAAAACTGTAGTTTTAGAATCAGTTAACAAACTTAGGAATAATGAATACGTTCTAACAGAAACTCCACCTCAAGAAAACCATAAAATTTATTTGTATGATCAGTATAATAGTATTATTGATACAAACATAAATGTTATTGGAGTTTACCGCAACAAAAAAGTTTATCTCATTGATTCTGATTAATGATGATAATAACTACTCTAAGTTTGATTATTTTATGAATGGTAATATATATTATGAATTCTAAAAATACGGATAAGAATATTGATAATGGTGAAAAATTAATTAAATCTGAAGCAGATACAAAATGTGCACCAACTTTTACTTTTACAGATGGCTCTTGCATACCTTTAGACATTATTATTAAAATAGCAAAAAACTACAATAAGACAAGTAATTGTAAAATAAAATTAGATAATACAATGGAAGTATTACAACCTAAAAAATATAAAAAATATTTAGTTAACGAACTTAATAAAGCATTTCCAGACTGTAAAAATCAAGCATGTTGGTTAGATAAATTGGATAAGATAGGAAATAAATATCAAGAAAAGTTAAAAGATAGAATTTTCCGCCCTATTGGTCCACAAGGTAAATTTGAATGGTTAAATACAATAAACATTAATCAAGTAATGAATCAATACACTGATAAGTATAAGGATTTCTTATTCTTAGGTGCTGTACCAATAGATTTTTATGAAATTAATGCTTATAAAATAAAAGATTTAAATTATAAAGATTTACTGAATGAAGGCATTAGTAAACTGGGAATAGTATTTAATCTAGATGATCATACGCAACCAGGTTCGCATTGGGTATCTGGATTAATTGATTTAAAAAATGGTAATATTTATTATTATGATTCATATGGTACTAGGCCAGGAAAAAGAGTCCGAGAATTTTATCACAAAATTGCAAATTTTATGGCTAATGAACTAGGAATAAAACCAAACATTGAATATAATAAAAAACGTCACCAATATAAAGATAGTGAATGTGGTATGTTTTCTATGCATTTTATTATCAGTTTACTTGATGGCGAAGATTTTGAAAGCTTTTGTAATTCACAAATAAATGATGACGATGTTAATAAATTACGTGAAGAATATTTTATTATTAAAAAGAAATAATACTTAAAATAATATTATGATTATTCTAATTTCTATTACTATTACTGCTATTAATTACTACTGCTATTACTACTACTATCACTATCACTATCACTATTAGTACTAATTAAATTATCGTTATTAATAGGACTATCGTCAAAATTAATAACTGGAGTTCTTTTTTTTTCTACTTCGATATCAAATCTTAAAAATATTTTCAAATGTACAGCTAACACAACAAGTAACATTGTTATTAATAATGTGAATAATATTCTTCCTGTCATATTGTAGTCTTTAGGAAAGTATATTTCCTCAATATCAACTAATAAATCCTTCCATAAGAACGACGCAGTAAAAATTATTACACCAACCATTATTAATCCTAATTCATTCAAATACGAAACATAAGTAACCATGTATTATAAATTTACGAATTAAAAAAAATGATTTTTTTACGTTCTTTATAAATACATATTACAATAAATACAATTAAAAGTTTCAAGTAAAAAGTATATGTCTTGGTCATCAATTTATCCAAATGGAATTACTAGTTTGCAAATATCAAAAGACGAAAGTTGGAGGCCTTTCTTTGAACAACAAGCAGATAAATTGCAAACTATATGTAAAAAATTAAACGCTGTTAATCTGGAAATCTTATTACCTTATCCTGAGAACATATTTAGAGCATTAGATCTTATTTCTCTTGATAAAGTAAAAATAGTTATTTTAGGTCAAGATCCTTACCACACTATTGAGCGACAAAAAACGTGTGATGTAGTTTTAGCTACTGGACTTTCGTTTTCAATACCATCTGGTGCTAAAATACCTAGTTCGCTCCAAAATATTTATAAAAATCAAATTAAATTTAAACATATTGAAGAAAAAGGAAATGGTAATTTAGAATCGTGGGCAATTCAAGGTTGCCTTATGCTTAATACAAGTTTAACTGTGACTCAAGGTTCTCCTAATTGTCATAAAAAATTATGGGCTGATTTTACAGATGCACTAATTAAATATATATCTGATAATACTAATAATGTTGTGTTTTTGTTATGGGGAAAAGAATCATACAATAAAAAATATCTAATTGATGATAGTAAACATTTTACAATAGTATCATCACATCCATCAGGATTTTCATATGATAAAAAAATGGGCACTTATGATGCATTTATTAATACTGATCACTTTGGATTGGCAAACGAATATTTAGTAAATCATGGGAAAAATCCTATAAAATGGTGATATATAACGCAATTATAATTGTATAATTTAGTTTTGAAAATAGTTTTTTTATATTATTTCCTAACTTAATTATATAGAGACAGTAGACTATTGAGTAATATCATGAGCAACAAAAATGAGTCCGAAGTATTTATTATTGATCAAGAATATGTAATTAACAGCTCTTATGATCATGACATTAAACCAATAGATCTATTCCTGTATATTAATACAAAAAAATATTTTTGGGATACACGTTTAGTGCCATATTGTTATGATTTAATTGTAAATCCAAAATACTATGATTTGAAAACTACTTTTAATTTTGAACAAGATTTGATCATTAAAATTGCTTATTATGATATTATTAATACAAATAATAATATTGATGCTACAATTGCAACTACAACAATGACTAAAAGTATGATGTATGTTTATGAAGCAGCAAAAAAATACATCATAAATCATATCTATTTAAAAAATAATCTTGATCAAAACTACACAAGTATATATTATGCACTAAACTGTCTTAAGCATTGTTTGATGATTCATTTTGAATCTAAAAAATATGAACTAATCAAGTATTGTTTAGATGAACCACAAATTTACGTTAATACAACTAAAATAAATGAATTAATACTTTCACAACTACCAATTATTAAAAAAGAAAGTTCGAAAACAGCAAAAAGTATTTTCAATACCATATGTGATTTGGTAACTGAAACAATTGATAAAAATAATTGTAGTCATTTATGTGATTATATTATGACTGTGATTGCTTGTATTAGTGATTATATTTTAAGCAATATGCATATTTTACCAAATATAAAGTTAATTACTAAATATTGTATTAAACTTCTTGATCTTGTAAAGTATTATTCTGTGATTTTAGAACGTAAATATTTCCTTAGTAATGAAATAATATTATGTTTAATGCTAGATATTAATTGTAAACATAAACTACTTTCTGAAACATTAGGAGGTTTTAATTATGAATTAGATTTTAGTTTATATTATGACAAAATATATGCTTACAATTTGCTTTGCATAAATAAATACATAAATTTATATTGTTTTGAAAAAGAACATGAAAGTATGTTAATAATTTGCAGGAATATGATTTTAAATTACTACAATATCCAAAATATGTTTTTTAGTAGAGGTTACAAAGTAATTTGTAATATTACTAACGAAAATCGAGCTAAAAATTATTGTACTAAAAAAATATTTAAATATATTACTAAAAATACGAACACGAATTCTATTAATCTGTATTCACAAAATAATTCTACAGATTTAATAAAACATAACTTTTTAGAGAAAGAAAAAATTAATGAATTGCATTGTTACAATAATAGCAATTATCATAATGATTTCTATTACTCTTGTGAAAACAAATTTTCAAAAGAAGTTGATGTTGATGTTGAAGATGTTGATGTTGATGTTGATGTTGATGTTGACGTTGATGTTGATGTTGAAGTAGAAGAATATGCAGAAGAGGATTACATTTATGAAGATTACGTTTATGATAAGTACGACCAATATGATTTTAGTGTTAATAATATAAAAAAAAATACTAAAAAAAAATATAGACCACATTTGAAAGGACCAATGCATGGAATTTTTAAAAATAAGTATTATCCGATGTACAATTGGGCATAATATATTTTTAACTATCGTACATATCAATATTGGAATCTTTTGTTTTTTTTGATTTGCTATTTCTTCGTAATATATGGTCAGCGAATGTAGTTTTTTGTTTTTTGGCAACAATATTATTAGTATTCTTTGATTTAGTGGTTTCAGTAGATTTGGTAGACCTAGTAGTCTTTGTAGATTTTGATGAACTGGAAGATCCATTGGAAGATCCAAATGAATCTGTGGATGTGGAAAGTGGTGTTGTTAATTTAGGTTTTAATAATGATGATGGTTTTGGTGGGGGTATAGGTTTTGGTTTTGGTGGAAGTATTGGTTTTGATGGTAATATAGGAGTTACAACTATAGTTGCGGTAGTAGTGTCTGGTTGTAAACTTGTAGGACATTCATTAGTTTTATTAGGCGTTATGATTTCGTTTTTGCCTTTTTGTATAAATTCGTAATCTATTACTGGACCATTAATAGTATCATTATATCCACGTATGATAAGTTCATTATGATGTACCTTATGATGACACTCTTTGCATAATACTATTAAATTTGCTTCCGAATTCATTTGCACATGTGGTTTATTTATTATAAATCCATCTTTACAATCTTTTTGGAAATTAATATGATGAGAATCTAAATTACTATTAAATTCGGTTGTGCCAACATTATCTTTGCCACATATAACACAGTGATCCATAAAAATGGATGAATTATATTTTGACTTTTTATCTGATAATAATGAATCATAATTACCAAGCATTTTATTTTTTATTTTAACGACTAAATCCATAAAAATAGGATTTTTTATAATATATTTAGCTACAGTAAACCCATAAATTGTATCTCCGGGTCCATCTTTTATTTTCCTATCATAGATTAATGTATCTTTTATTGGATCATGTTCAACAGTTAAGTGAACAGCTTTTACATTAGTTAGAGAAACTACTTCATCCATTGTCGCAATATCATGTAAATGAGAAGCAAAAATGAATGAAGATTTAGTTTTAGAAAGTTCTACTATTGTTGCTGCTACAATTGCAGTACCAGATATATGCTCAGTACCTCTACAAACTTCATCACCGATAACAAGTGTTTTAGGTCCAGTTCTACCAAGAATAGTTGCTAATTCAGTCATTTCTAATGTAAATGAAGATTGGCCTTTAAATATATCATCATTACCTGTTATTCTTGCAAACAAAGAATCATAAGGTGAATATTCAAAGCTCATAGCTGGTACATACATCCCACATTGAGCCATAACTATAGAAAGCCCAATCGCTTTCATTAAACTACTTTTTCCTGATGAATTAAGGCCATAAATTAAAATGCCATTCATTGCATTATCTGTATTGTTATTTTTATCATTATTGTTATTGTTATTGTTATCATTATTGTTATTATTATTGTTATCATTATCGTTATTATATGTTTCAGCACCACGTTGTCCTAAAGCGATATCATGTGGTATGTATTCTACATCAGTTCTAATTCTTTCTATTATTGGGTGACGTAATTGTGTTGTTCGAATATACCCATTTTCATTATTGTGTATTTTGGGTTTACAATAATTATAAATAACACTTACTTTAGCGTTACTTTGCAAATTATCAATAAGTGTAATAAATTTAAATATTTGTCTGAATGTTGTATCATATGTTTCTCCATATCGATTATATGCATCTATTATTGTAGACATAACAAGTTCGATTAATTCAGTCTTAAGAAGATCAACATTTGCAGATTTATCACCTAATTCATCAAAAAATATTTTAGTATTTTTATTATTTGGTGTATCTTGAAATCTTAATTTTTTAGGATTAATTGAAAATGTATTGTTAATTTTAATAGTATCAAGGGCACTAATGTTATTCTTTAACATATCAGATTTTTTTTTAGTCATATATAAATAATGACCTACTTTGTTGATGTATTTCATTTTAATTGCATTACCAAAAGTATTTTTTTTTCCATCTACTATTAAATATTTAGCCAATACACTACAAATTTCATCCATTAATCCTGTCTCTAAATCAATCAAAGTTTGCAATTCAACTATTCTCGCACAATTAATTTTAATACAATAATCTGGATTAAAAATAGATTTTTCAAGTGTTGCTAAACTAGAATGTTTCATTATGTGTAAATTAAAATCAGCTTTAAAATTTATTAGAAAATCATTAAGATTATCTAGTACTGCTTGATCTGGGAGTAATTTTATAATATTTGGTGTACCATGTTCATGTATCATTGTAACTAATTTTGGAATACTTGTTAGACCTTTATAAAAATTTAAAAACTCATATGGATCAATACGATGTAACATTAATTTTCTCCAATATCTTTCGAAATCAATTGTCTTCTTAAGAATTTCTTCTATTTTTAAATAAAATTTATCAATACGACATTCTTCAATTCTATTATACGCTGTTTGTAATTCTTCTATGTTGATAATTGGATTAATAAGCAAATTATAAAGATATCGTTGTCCCATAGGTGTCTTAGTATGATTAATTACATCAAACAAACTAGAAATTTTCTTAGTATTTAAACAATTACTCATATTGTTCCCAACATTAACATTTCCGATTACATTAAGTTGATTTACTGCATTATTACCTAATAATAAATGTTTGTTACTTCGAAAAATTATTGGTTTATGTAATTTATCGAGAATTTGCTTATCCCTCAAAGAAACGTAATCCATTAGTCCCAATAAACTTAACAATGCATATGGTTTTCTTTGCAAGTGTAAATGATCAATAACATTACCATTTATATCTTTATAAATCTTTGACAAATATGCTTTTACATATTTACCACATTTAAAGTTTTTATCAATTGTATTGTAATACTTATAATTTTTATTTTCAAGCTCAAAATAAGTTATTATTGATTCTTTTGTTAATGATTTATTTTGTATCATTTTTTCTGCAAGTTCAAAATCATCATAATATTTACTATCGATTATTTTAGGTCCAATGTGACATACAATAATTTCTTTAGGAGCATAGGAATGAATAAATCTTAAACCTTCATCTAAAGCATATTTTTCATCATGTTGTGAAGATATTACTTCATAAACAATTGTTTCTCCTGTTGAAAAATCAACTACAGAAACACCACATGATGTAATGATATTACCATAAGCTCTGACAAAATCTTCTTCGATATAAAGATACATTAAATAATTTGATTCTTTAGATACTGGATTAAGAATATAAGTTCCTGGTGTGTAAACTTTATTAACATAACGTTCTACTGTGTCTATTTTAAGTTTTTGTTTATTGGCAACTTGTCGAATTTCAATAACTGTGTAATTACATTCTAAGAGCTTAGGAAGAAAATTATCTATTTTATGACACATAAAACCAGACATATAAATAGTCCTATGTTTTTTTCCATTATTTTTTGTTGTAATAGTTTTATTTTTAGTTGCAGGTTGTTTTTTCCCTTTATTTATTGTTGTAATAGGTTTTTCTTCATCACTACTACTATCATCATCATCGTAAGAGTCAGAATCGCTGCTATCATATGTATCATTATTATTTCCTCCATTGCTACTATTGCCACCATGTTTACGTGTTCTACGTATTCCCAATACATTTGCTACAGTGTCCAAATATTCTAAATTTTCTTTGTATGCGTAAATTTCAAAAAAACTTCCTACTTGCATAAGGACTACGATATTATTTTTCCCATATTTAAGACTATACTCATTGTAGTAAAGCAAATATTCATCCATTTGTTCGAAAATAACTAATACTTTTAAACTATTATTATAAATATAATAATTTACCCATATATGCAATAATAAATTCAAAATTTATATTGTGTTTAACAAATAAAAAGAAAAAAGAGACGAAGAAATTATAATATGATTTGTCCAATATTTACACATCTATTTTTCGTACAGATGAGCTCTATATTGAGATTGTATGGTTTAATTAATGTTTAATGTTATTAATAGCATCTTTAATTCTTTTAACTATTTTTTTTTTGATATATCGTTTGATTTGACTTTTATGTGATGGCAAATTAACCCACAATACATGATTATCTCTCATGTATTTAATTAATAATTTGTAAATAAAATCATATGTCACAACATATTTTTCAATAAATCTAATTTTATTATCTAAAATTGTATTATTATCATGTCTTGCGCTTGTTTCGTCATATTTTGATATATTTTTAATAAAATCAACAAAACCTTTATCATCAATTTGAAGGTATCCAAGCAAATCAATCATATCATGTTTGAGCCATTTATCGATTACGAGAGAAAGATAATATTTTGTAATTTTTTTCTTCATTTTAGGATCAGAATTTAAATCATGATAAGTGCTTAACATTGGATGAATATAATCAGGATGCCAAGATGTTATTAAAGGATCATATGGATTTGTCCATAATGGATTATTATTAGTAATTATAGTATTTTTGATATTTCCATATTCATCTTCTGATGAAATGACGGTTGAAATTCCGTCAAAATCAGTTACAGTAACTGATGCGTCAGGATAATACGGTACAGGATTGAGTAAACTTTTCTTAACTAAATAATCAATACCAGTTGGCAGTTTATAAGCGTATGGATTATAATAACTTGGACCAGTTGAAATTGGTGAGGTATATGTTGTTACTAAATTTGGATTATAGCTTGAAGAAAAGTCAAGATCAACACCACCATAATGATTTAACTTATTTTTTGACATGTTTCGCTTGGGCATAGTTCTTAATGCAGTATATAAAGAGTTTAGATATTATTCATTAACCATTATAAATTATTATTTAATAAATTACTGGCAAAATATATTATTTTATAATCAATCATTTTGAGAATTAGAATAAAAATAATATTAAGATTAATAACGAATCTAGTTATATAATCAATAACAATATGTCATCGAATCAATTATTAACACTAGTACCTGAACTTCCAGATCATAAATCTGAAATTCAATTTGATTTTATTACTGATAACCTTAATTTCATAATAGAAAAAGATCGCTTAAAATATATTGTTACTTCTGAAATGAAACAATGTATTGGTTATTGTACTAAAAATAAAATAATTCTTCACCCAACTAAAAAAATTTATTATGCTGCGCTCAAGGATTGTCCTGTTGACCCTGATGAAAACAAAATTAAGGATACAGAACAAAATAAAAATATACGCACACCTATAGATCTTTATAAAATTAATGATACAATGGAAAAAAGAATGAAAAAATTAGAATCTGAAGAAACAAATCAATTACGCTATAGTTTATGTAATGATGCTGATTATTTTGTTAACAATTCAGGTAGAGGATATATCGAAACAATTCCAGATATTGCAATAAAAACTAATGAAATATTAGATATTTATGGTATTACTTCTTACAATAAAGGACTTGAATATATTAAATACAATACAACCGATTCCTTGTATACAAAACTGCGAATAGCAGATTGTATATGGAAAGTATATTCTAATAATATCGATAACGTTACAGATGTTTTTGTTGAATTCTATACGATAGTCGCAAGAAAACTATGGGCACCAGATATTTATAAACGATATTATGAATATATAATTGTTGAAGATATTAGTGAAAATGAAGATGATAATAAAGATAAATATAAAAATAAAGATAAAGATAAAAAAAAGAAAAAATATATTGGAGTTAGTAGTATCATAGATGATAAAATAATTTATATAAAAAAAAATAAACAACCATTTGATTATTATAAAAAAGAAAAAATAAATTTCTTTATTGCCAAGTTTATAAATCAAAGTAGAATGTATGAATATTTAGGATTTTATACAAAAGCATATCAAGCAAGTATAAATGATCGTAATAACAGTTTTCTTTATATGAAAAGTATCAAAACGATGTTTAAGAAATTTGTAAAAAATAAAATACTTTTTATGCTTGAATAATTTTTGTATCATTAAACTCTTCAAGTTCTTTACCATTCATACTATCAATAAATTTTATTTTTTCTTTAACTCCATTCCATAAATTTGATTCAATAGTATTCGCAAAGTAAATAATACGTTGCAGTACATATCCTGTAGTTCCAACTCTATAAATTCTACCTAGTGTTTGTTTAAGCATTATACCCGATATTTGTGTTGATATTAATGATATTGCGGGTTTACCTAATTTATTATTTAAGTTAATAGAAGTACTACCAATAGCTATATTACAAATTACTAGATTAATTTGGCTTGTTTGAAATTGCTCCATAATTGTTTCTCTAGTTTTAATATTCGTCTCACCATTCAAAATATTATTAGTTTTTAAACTTTTTGCGAGTAAATCTATGGTTTTATTAAAACTTACAAATAATACCACATTAAAACCATAAGATAAATATTCTTTGGCGAGTTCTGTTAAAATGTTAACTTTTAAAATTTCAAGTTCCATTCTTACATGTGTTATTTCACCAATCACATTAGTATTTGCTTTTTTCTCTGTTTCATCGTTTGTTTCTGGATTATTTTTACCGTATCTAGCAAATGTATATTTAGCGTTAAAAATATCAACTAATTCGACATCAAGATCATAACCTATGGCTGCAATATTATTCTTTGGGAATGAATCGTCAAGTTCGTTAATATCCATTCTTGAACCTTTATCTGGATAAATTGCTTTATTAATTGAACTATTACACACTCTTACAAGACTTCTTTCATCAGCTTTTTGTTTTCCTAAAACCCAACTTTTGCCTTGTCTTATAGTTTTGGAAAATCCAAGCATAAATGCAAATATTGCAAAATCTTTTGGCATTGATGATGCTGTAGCACTTAACATAATAATTTTGTTTCCAATGTCTTTTGTAGATAATAATAGTTTACCATGTAACGATTTAGGATTTTTACATTCATGTACTTCATCGAACACAATACAATAATCATTTTGCATCTTCCATTTAAACCGTGATGGTGTGCTATCCATATGATCTATTGATAATATGTTTTTATATTTAAAATCTTCACTAATTCTATTACCAGTAACTACTTCATAATTTATGATTGCTACAGGTTCAACATTAAATTCATTTAACACATTATTCCAATATGTTACCATTGATTTTTTGCAAAATACTATCGGTTTCAACGGTTTTTTAACACCTTTAATAATAGCTTCACGACATAATGCTGCAGTAACATATGTTTTGCCTGTACCTGTATCAGAACCATTTAAAATTATATCATTGGTTTGCATTGCTATTAATAACTCATAAACACAATAAACTTGAAATGTATAAAGTTTGTCACTTATTTCTTGATTTAATGATAAAATATCATACCAATTAATATTATCCATTGTAACAATACTATTAATTAAATTTTCTACTTTTTTATAGTTCACTGGCATAATACAAAAAACTTATAGTCTTGTAGTTTAAATAAACTTGAAAGTATATAACTAGTCTATCTATTTAACCTATCATTTTAAATTTGACTTTAATCTTTACATACTGTATATTGAATACTTGAATAAGTAATTATTATGTCACAAAAACGTAACATATTATCTGATAATTTTAAAAAAGATATTCGAATAAACGTTATTAATCGTATGTTTCCAAACTTAATTCAAAGTGATTCAAATTTAATTTTTGAATACTTAATTGCAATACTTGAACTCGTTGTTATAAAAAATAATCTTAATTCTAATCCTTCTTATGAAACATTATTAAAAAGTAATGATTATCAAGATCTAATAAGTTTACTTTTTTTACTGTTTCCATATATTGATACTACGGAAAGTACTACTAAGAGCATTACTTCTTTAAATGACATTTATGTTATTTTGAGTGATTCAAATGATAGTAAGTTACCAAATGGTGTCAAAAGTAATGAATTTGACAAATATGAACCTAAGTTTAAATTTTCAAATGTCCAATATAATAGAATAAAAAGAAGTAATCAACCTAAGTCGATACAATATGAACATAAATTTTTAGAACATAATTTTATTTTGCTAAAAGAGACAATTGCTTCAGTTGCAAATAAATTGTATGTTAATTGGAATAACATTTATCCAATACCATATTTACCTTCCTACTTTACAAAACTACCATTGTTTCAAGCAACAAACTTTGCCTTACGAAAACATAAAATAACCGATTATACAGATTACGTAGCATTACGAACACCAATAATTTCAAATTATGTTAATAATAATAATAATAGTAACAATAACAATGTCAATGACAATAGTAATAATAAAGATATGATTGATATAATCACAGATTCATTATGGTACAATGGACTGCAAATTAACGATATTTACAGTACAATACGATATAATCTTTACGAACAGGTGTATAATATTAAATGGTTATTATATGACGTCGTTACTAGTGAACAAAACAGATATAATTCAACAAAGATGATTGTGCACTTATTAGATGAAAAATTATATTTAGAAACTGTAAAAAAAAAATTAGCGTGGAATTTTATTACATCAGAACAGAGAACAACTTTTATCAATTCATGGGTAAACTTTGCTAATATCGTAAAAGGTGCCGAAAATCAAGTTGATATAAGTATTATGAAATATTTTACAAAATTTTTTAATACAGCTAATTTTTACAATCTATCATACAAATATGGTGGATACATAAAAATAGATAAAGAAACATACAGTAAATATAAAAAAAACATAGTAATTACACAAGAAGAATATGCACTTTACTTGAATACATTTTTAACTATCAAACCTGAATGGGCTTACGATTATCTTTTAAACACATTTACAAATTTTTACAAAACTTGGTATGGATATAAAATAAAGGAAAATACAAATAACAACTATAAAAGTTTTACTCTAAATAACAAAGAAGCATATATTACTTACAAAAATATTTATAATTTTGCTAAATCACTAACATCGTTTAATGTCAACAAAGGTACTAAAGATGAACCAGATTATAAATTCATACAATATCCAATTTTATGGAAAGCATTAAGTCCAAGTGATAAAAAAATTGTTTTGGAACGTATTAATTGGGATAGTGATAAAACAACGTCAATACAAACTACTACATTACGAAAAGGTGTAATGTCTTGGTTTGATATTAGTGGTAATTTAAAAATAATAGCAGATCCAAAAACAGATATTGCGTCTTTAAATGAAGCTATTCATAAATACATAATGAAGGACCTTGCTTTAATAATCTTCGAAACAATGACATTTAATGGTTTATTGAGCCAATTTAAACTAGAACTTACAACAGATAATGCTAAAATTATTGAAAGCAATTTAAATGAAAATAAATTAATCGTACAAAATTCTTATTATTATATTACTAATACAAAATATACTGAACTTCATATTGAATATCAAAATTCAAAAAAACAATATGAAAAAGCTAATTATCTCAAATATATGACTTCAAACATTGGTATGGATTTAAGTGGTAGTTGGAATACGATTTATGCTCTAAATTGGGTATCACAAATATCTTTTTATCATCGATATCTTAATAACAGAGTTATTTATGTGACAGGTGGTACTGGTGTAGGTAAATCAACACAAGTACCAAAACTATTACTTTATTCACTTAAAATGATAGATTATAATTATAATGGTAAAATAATGTGTACACAGCCAAGAATTCCACCAACTAGAAAAAGTGGTGCAACTATTTCTTCACAACTTGGCGTACCAGTGTTTAGATATGATCCGATGATAAATGAATATGTTGATAGTGACAATTATTATGTCCAGTTTAAATATGCAAAAAAAAACGAAATACACACTGCTAAAACAAATGATTCTTTAAATTTAACAATTGTAACTGACGGAATTTTGTATGAAGTAATTAAAAATAATCCTATATTAAAAAAACAGATTACACTCGATAATCAAGTAGTATACGATAAGACAGGAGTTAATGAATTAGATATTATAATGGTGGACGAAGCACACGAACACAATAAAAATATGGATCTAATTTTGTCTTTGATGAAAGTTGCTCTTTATTACAATAATAATGTTAAACTGGTGATAGTTAGTGCTACAATGAGTGCAGATGAACCACGATATAGAAGAAATTATCGTAACATTAACGACAATAGAATGTATCCATTTAATATGATGTTAGAAACCAACAAACTAGATAGAATAAATGTAGATCGTAGAATTCATATTTTTCCTCCAAGTAGAATAGATCCTGGAGCTACTACTTTTCCTATTCAAGATTTTTGGGACCAACCCAAAGAAAAATTGGAATCTATAATTTTGGAATTATCTATTAAAGGGGATGTACTTGTTTTTCAACCAGGTAAAGCAGAAATTAGAAAACTTGTTAAATCACTTAATTCAAAACTACCTGCAAACGCTATTGCTATTCCTTACCATGGTGAAATGGATCAAACTAAAAAAGAAATAGTTGAAACTTTAACACCTGATACAAAAAAAACTTTACGTTATCCAAAAACTGTGTCTTATGATGAAGAATTAGGTGATTCTGATACTTTGGTACCTTATGGTAGTTATGACAGAATAATAATAGTTGCGACTAATTTAGCAGAAGCTTCAATTACTATTGGAACCTTAAAATATGTAGTTGAAACAGGGACACAAAAAGTATTAATTTATGATCAAGAGGATAGAACGAATAAAATCAAACTTACTGGAATTTCGCAGTCTTCAATGGAACAAAGACGTGGTAGAGTCGGAAGAAAAAGTCCAGGTGCGGTTTATTATTTTTATCCCAAGGGTGCAATGCAATTTAACAAAATAAATTTCGATATTTCGACTTCTAACATTTATCCTGTATTATATGATTTATTAAAGGAGTCTAACGATAATATCCCAATGTTTGATGTTAATTTTGATATTAATAATCCTTCTAAATTTAATAATATTAAAAATATTATTAATTCAAATATTTTGAAAAAGAAATATCCTGGAAATTTGGATAATATAATAATTAAGCAGTATGCATATCAAACAAAAAAAAAATTAGTTTTTATTGATTATGTAGGTAATATGGATCATTACGATTATTTGGCTAATGAAGCTCCACCAATCGTTTATAGTACTGGTTTTAGTGCTGATACTATTAATGATTATATGGGTAATTTTTATATTATTCATCCAGATGAATTAGTATTGATAAGAAATATTTATGGTTCGATAGTTGGATCAACTGATACTAATGTTCAAGTAGATTCATATTCTAAGAAAATAATTAAATCAAAAAAAATGGAGTTTGCATGGAATAATTTAGTTGGGGCTAATGCTGTTTACATAAATCGTGTTAACTCTATTAATATCATTGAAAAAACAGCAATGAGCGCATTATTTAAATTCCTTATGAAAGAATTAAAATTAAGTACTGATGACACTAATATAATTCTAGATAATATCAACACGATAATTTATGCAATGGTTTATGGTACATTAGATGATGTAATAAAAGTAATTCCAATGTTAATAATAATAGATTCGCAATTAAGTGGTTTAGTATCTTCATCTACAAGTAAATTACCTTATTTGTTAGGAAGATATAGTAATAGTTATGGTGATTTAGTTGGTTTACGAAGGTTATGCGACGATATTCTGCAATATTCGGACGTCACAAAATCTCAAAAATTATACACTAGTTCTGGCACTAATGAACAACTTGTACTACAATATAAAAAAATGATACTTCATGGTGATAATAGAGAAATAGTTGGTTTGACAAAAAGTGATAAATTTATCATTAATGGTTTATTAAAACTTAAATCAAAAGGACAATTACTTAATGATGATAATATATTGTCAATAGAGGAAAGTAAATTAGTAACAGAGAACATTACTGAATTAATTAGTTCAAATTTTGAAGAAAATGAATCCAATATTGCGACCATTTCTAAAATAACAGGTGTTAATTCAACAGTAATTAGAAGATATATTTGGGCATATTTAAGTTTACATAAAGCAGTTCAAAATTATTTACAAGTCGATACACTTACAGTTTCAGGAGACACTAAATTATCTCTAAACATTATAAATGATATTAAAAATATTAAACAAAAAATAGCTTCAGTAAAACAAACTAATGAAATTAAAGATCGCGATTTTAATTTAATCAAAACATTTATTTCAGGATTATCATATCGTTTATTTAAAAGGGTATGTAACAACGATTACATTCATTGTTTTAGTTTACGACCAAAAACATATAAAATACCTAAATTTATGGTGAGAGGACATAAATATTTTGCAACATTTTTAGACCCTAGTAAAATTGGTAGTTATTTATTAGGATGCAGTATTCAAGCTGAAAATAGTACAATTACAATTATTAATAATGTAACAATAAATACTATCCAAGAATATGCACCGTTCACTTATTTGCCAACTATTATATCTAAAAAATATGCAAATATGCTAGTAGAAACACAAGAAAATAAGAAAGAAATTCAAGAAAATAAAGAAAATGAAGAAACGAATAAAGAAACAAATAAAGAAACAAAAGATAATGATACTTTATGTATTTATGATTATAAGTATGAAATTACAAAAATTAAAACAGAATTAGTTAAACATTTTAGTACAAGACCTTATTACCTTTTAATTGATATTAATTCACAAGATGATAGGTTTACTGAAACTCTGGTTAAGTACATAACGGAACAAAAAAATTATGCAAATACTAATTATAACAAATAAGAATGACAACACCTGGATACTGGGGAGAACCAGCATGGGATTTTTTAGATGTTGTTGCCGCAAGATATCCCAATTTTCCAACACAAAACGATAAAGACAATTACTATACATTTTTCATATTACTTCAATATGTTTTACCATGTCATGAATGCAGTAAACATTTTAGTGAAAATTTAATAATTAATCCACTAAACGAATATGCACTTAGTACACCTGCAACACTTACAAATTGGTTAATAAATATGCACAATATTGTGAACGGACAAACTAAAGCTCCGAAAATTAATCCAGAAACTGCAATGAATAGCATATTTAATAAAGGTTTATTGGTAAATAATTTAAAATGGACCGATAATGCTTGGAAATTTTTGCATGCCGTGACTATCGGATATCCTGCAACACCTAATACTTTGGATAAAGAAAAATACCGTTTGTATTTCACAATTTTACAATATGTATTACCTGCAAATGATTATAGGGAAGCTTATGTTGAAGCATTAAAAGTATTACCACTAACAGACAATGTCCTTTCGTCACAAACTAATTTGTTTGATTGGGCAAATGAGATGCATAATAGGATAAACACAAAATTTAATATTCCGACTATTACTTCTGAAGATCGTTTAACTAATATTATTCAAGAACAAGAAGAAATAATTAATAAAAAAAAGAAAGAAATTAATGAGGAAATTAAGGAGGCATTTGTAAGTAATTTTAGCAATAATAATACATTATTGTTATTTGCTTTGATTATTTTGATTATTGCTGTTGTAACTGCTTTATCCTGTTCTTTGACTTTAACTTGTGAACGTTAAATATTTGGTAAAAAAAAAATAAAAATATAAATGGTCTATTAATTAATAATTAAATTAGTTTTTTTTATATTAGGTATATATACATGGCAGGCCATAAAACTAGTAAAAAAGGTTCTAAATTGTCAAAAGGTATTTCATATTCATTTAAGCATGATGATTTTGCTAAATTTAGAAAATACCAGAAACAAAAGTATGGTAGTAAAGGTAGCAAAGACAGTAAAGATAATAAACATCGCAACCTAAATAGACAAATTAGTAATAAAAAACTTCAAAAAAGTATTAATACTAATTCAAGCTTTAATAAATTCAGAAGTTCTTCTGGGAGTGCTAATGAAAGAACGAAATCAAGAAATAGATCTTTAAGATCAAGATCTAGATCTAATAGTTCAAACAATAGTAGAAGCAATAGATTTGCATGTAAATCTTGCGTACCATCTCACCATTACAATAATAATATTTTACAAAATAATCCATATGCACTTTACAGTAAAGCGTTGCCTCATGATATAGATGGGTATGTTAACAAATATGTTTACATTCAATTTTACAAAGCATTAAAAAATCAAAGTATTGAACAATTAAATTACGTACCTTTGGGTGGAATTACTAAACTATTAGATCCCCCTTCTGCTTGGAGTGGTGATGTACAAAATTTTGTTCGTAGAAAAAGGTTTTGTTTGCCGAAGCTCAGTACTGCAATTTTTGCTGCAAATATAATTGAAGTTTATGTTGCTGCTGCTGCTCGTGATATTGAATTTTTGGATTATTTATCCGATGTGCAAATTGCAAAATCTGTGGTTGATATTGCAAATCTGAGTAACTATCGTGGCCCTACCATTAGTAATCTTACCATTTTTAGAGGTGATAGTTCAGGAGATTTAACAGGACCATACGTTTCACAATTATTATTACTTGATTATGAACAAGGTGGCATTATTTATAATCAACGATATCCTACATTTACACCTGTAGATTATATGACTACGTTAGCAAATGCCCTTTCTGTTCAAAATGGTATTGTTAATGAAATTTTAGCTCCATTTGCCCCAGCAAGATATATTATTAACGGTCGTGATTTGGCTGCTTATGTAAGAGAAGATTCATTAATCCAACCATATATTAGAGCGGTAGGAGTTTTATACAATATTGGAGCTCCGTTTAATTCTGGTATTCCAATTAACTCATCTTTTGCAGGTTTTGTTAATTTTGGAAGACCTGATATTGAGTGTAGTTTAGGTGCCGTTACTAGATTAGCTGCTTTGGCTGCATTTTGTCAAAAGTTTAAGGCCTTGTATATTAGACCTGAAGAAGTTGGTATTATTATTAACCGAATCAAATCTGATTTAAATTTAATTCACAATCCTACATTAAATGATGAAGCTTTAGATAATGCTATTTTAGGAGATATTTTTAATGCTTATGGAAACTATTTGTTGCCACAAGCATATCCTGAAGGGTCACCAGCAAGTCCTTCATATCCATCACTACATGCAGTTGTAGCAGGTGCATGTATTACAGTTTTAAAATTCTTCTTTGGTGGTCAATGGAACTTGAATCTTGTAGAACCTGATGTCGGTGGTAATGCATTAGTTTCAACAGGTATGATGTCTAATTTGTCTAACGAATTAGACAAATTAGCTTCTAATATTGGTTTTGCGAGAGTTTTTGCAGGTGTCAATTATAGAATGGATGTAATAGGAGGAATTAGATTAGGTGAACAAGTAGGTTTGAAATTCTTAAAAAATCATGCTAAAAATTATCCACAAAACGTTAAAGTTCAAATAACTTTGTATAATGGGGATATCGCACATATTACAAACTTTTAATTAACAACAAATAAGATTATATTTAATATTATTTTTATTTTTTATTTTATTAGTAATTTTGATCACCATTACGATAAGCATTAATATCAGAAATTACGTCCTTATCACCATCATAACCGCAACCAGAAGTATTTCTAAAAGTTTCGGTTATTTCTTCAAGTGTTGATTCAGCATTCTCCTTACAAGTGTTTTGACAAAGAGAAGAACGTTTCCAATACATTGCACCAAATGATGAAAATACTGAACAACAGAAACAACATAAGCAAACCACTATGATAACAAGCCATAAAATAGAAATGCCACCTTTACAAGAAGTAAAAGTTATTTTTCTAGGAGTAGTATTTCCACCCACAAAACTAAATCCGTTTACAGAATCAATCATGTATATCTAAAGTTATACTACTTTATCTAGAAAATATTTGTATTCACATGCTAAAAACGTTATAGTAAAAAATGAAAATTTAATAAACGATCAAATACCTTTATACACCTATTTATACAAAAATGACTATACATCCTGAAGAAATTAATACACAGGTAAATCTAATTGGTGAATCAAGTGACGTTAATGTTGGCAACAATTATGATAATGAACTTTATGATTTAGAAAATACAACAAAACAAGTGAAAAATATTATTAGTCAAATAATTATATCTAACAAATTACTTCTTTTCATATTATTTTTTTTCACAATATTATACCTTGTGGCATATACTGTATCAGACATTAAGACAAATAAGACGATAATAATTTCCCCTGCATTCAACACTTCTTATGGTACTGGTTATTATAGTTTTGGGAATGAATATTATCAATACGATACACCTCATATAATTAGACCATGCATTTACACTCCAAGTATTAATACACATTACTGTTGTAATAATTATGAATTAATTAACACTTTTGATATATGCACAATACAATTTCAGGAAAGTAGTTCAATTTGTCTTTTAAATGATATTATTAAAGCTAATCCAAATGCATACGTACCTAATTGCAAATCTATTATATCATTAAATAATTTGTATAATAATGAGAGTAATGTTAACACTATAATTGAAAACACAGTTATTTTAGATGATAGTTATTACAAAATTAATATATTTGTTGTTGTTGTGTTTGCATTAACTCCTGTGATAATACTAATAACATTTGTTTTGTACTCTGTATTTTTTACTTCTATATCAACAAATGATGATATTCGAACATTATGTTTTTATATGTACAAACATTTCGCACTGTATATAACATTTGGTTTTATTATGATAATAATTTTAATTGGTGGTATAACATTAATATTTAATAATCCTTCAATTAAATTTTTGACTGAAATAATAACTATTAATTGTTCACATTACGACATTTTTACATCATTAAATTTTATACAAAAAGTACTTGTTGCGAATTTACTCAATACTCCTGGTTACGAAAACACTAGTGTATATGCTAAATATTTCGAATATGTATCATATGCAGCATTTGGTGAAATATTATCATTTATGATAATATCTTTGTTCATAATTATACAAATTTTTCGTTTAAAAATTAATTAAAATTGATTTTTTATTATTTTGTGATAACATAATGATATCATTAAATATTATATTTAAAAGACAAGTAAGCATTATTTTTATATATGACAAGAAAATCAAATAATGTTAATCAATTAGAGTCCGAGAATATTGATTGTTTAAAGCCAAATAATATAGAACGGTTAAGACCAGAAGATGTTGATACCGTAATATACCACCGTAAATGCCCAGATGGTTTTTGTAGCATTTTATGTTTACATTTATTTAATAAATACAGATTATGTGAGAATGCACATCACGAAGATGAAGAAATAAATATGCAATATATACCAGTTAACCATAATAATTATGTTGTGCCTTGTGTTAAGGATAAAAACGTATTAATTTGTGATTTTTCTTTTACATATGAAGAAACTCTTGAAATAATTAAACAAGCTAAAAACGTTCTCATTATAGATCATCATGAAACATCGTCAACTAAACTAAAAGATATACCAGAGAAATACAAAATATTTGATATGAAACATAGTGCTGCTATTTTAACTTGGCAATATGTATTCCCAAATATTCCTCCTCCTTTACTCTTGCAATATATCGAAGATCGAGATACATCCAAGAATTCTATGGAGTTTACTAATGAATTTTTTGTTTGGTTTTCGACAATTCCCCAAGTGTTTGATATGTATGAAAAATATTTAGATAACAAAATATTACTTAAAATGATAAAAAATTATGGAATTATATATTACAAACTAAATAGTTATTATGTTAATGGATCAGCTGAACATGCAAAAGCTTCATTTGTAATGTTTCAAAATGGTTCTACAATAAAATATTACTTTATTGGTTACCACAATCAAACAAATTTTAAGTCTGATGTTGGTAACACGATAATGACAAAATATAAAAATTTGGATTTTGCTGCAACTTATAGTTTAGCTGATAATGTAGCTAAATCTAAATTTGCGTTACGATCAAATAACGCAAGCGCTGATGTATCAAAAATAGCAGAATTTTTTGGTGGCGGTGGACATAGAAATGCTGCTGGATTAGTATTTCCATATATAACAAACAAACTTGAAAAGAATGCTTATCCAATTATTATTAAAACTATATCAAGCAATCCAAATTTGTATTCAAATCTAGAAAATATTCAAATTATAAAGATACAAGAATATTATGTTGCATATTTAAACACATTTGCGTGTTATAAAGAACTAGCTAGTTACTTGATGAGTATAAAGGAAGGCAATACAGGTTTACAACAAGTAGTTAGTATTTATAATAATACAAATAATACTGATCATAATTATAAAGTTGATTTTGTATTAACTTATTATTTTGATCAAAATAGAACAATTCGATCTCATTTTGTTTGTGATAATCCCGAAATAAAAGGATTAGAAATGCGTAATCAGATCATCGACACTATAAAAAAAAATCAAATTAAAGGGGAAAATCTAAAAATTAATTACTAAAAATATTTAATTATACTCATTAGTTGTAGCACAACATTTGTTGGCAACGATACATTTACTTCCGTACCAAACAAGAGAAGCTGGCCATACTAAACTTTTAAGTATATTGCAACCAAACATTTTTAAAATGAAAGTATAGTTATTATTTTTTTTTTTCTTATTTCTAGTTTCACAAATAGTGGAACCAACAAAATATGCACTTGCTAAAGCACAATATATACGAAAACTTTGTGTGTTTGTGATTGTTTGGAAGTTGAAATTCATTGTTTAACTAATATTAATATCTTTATTTTAATAGTACTATTAAGACATTTATAAATTCATTTTTTAATGCGTTTGATCTTATTTAAACATTGTTAATTATTAGTATATACATATAAATGTCAAGTAATTCAGGAATGCATAAATCAGAAACTATAAATTATTTAACTAATGACAGGGAAATAGAAGGTCAACGCTTCGTTTGTTTATCAATGCTTTTTAGACAACATCAAGAAGAATTAAAACGTGAACATGAAGAATATAAAATAGAACTCGAAAAAGAGATGAAAGAATTAGCAGCTCAACGTGAAGCAAGAATTTCACAAACTAATGGAGCATCAGCACTTACTGACAATTCAACTGAACTTAACAACAATTCAAACGAAACTAACAACAATTCAA